GAACTTCATGCTCAAGCCGAGCCCGAACCCGCGCCTGTCTGCGGCGGCGCACACGGACATCCCCCTGGCCCAGAACGGCCAGCCCCTGCAGAACCGGGACGGCACGCCCGTCACGACCGGGCAAGTCGCCACGGCCGAGCAGCAGGAGGCCGAGCGCCGCGCGGTCCTGATGCAGCGCGATGTCGACGACCAGTTGGCGGAGTGCGACTTCACGGGCGAGCTACGCCGTGCGTACATGGACATGTGCAAGCTCGGCACCGGCATCATGGCCGGGCCGATCGTCAAGAAGGTCCAGGAGCGACGCTGGGCCAGGGTCGAGGCGGTCGGCGTCAACGGCGAGCCCGTCGCCTCGTGGCGGCTGGTCATCTCCGACAAGTTCGTGCCGGCGTCGGAGCGCGTCAACCCGTTCGACTTCTTCCCGGACCCGTCGGCTCGTGGCGACATGCGAGTCGCCCGGTACGCGGCGTGGCGCAAGTTCTACAACGCCCGCACCCTGCGTGAGCTCAAGGGCCAGCCCGGATCGCTGGACGACCGGATCGACCTGGCCCTGAAAGAGGGGCCGCGCGTCGTGTCGATGTCGCGGGACATGCATCAGTTGCGCTACGTGGACGGCGACTACTTCTTCGACGAGAAGCTGCTGTACGAGTCGTTCCTCGTGTTCGCGTTCTTCGACCCGGAGCTCCTGGAGGCGGCCGGCCTCGACCTGGAGGAGGCGCCGCTGTTCAACGGCATGGTCCCCGGCATGGTGGTCGTGGTCAACGGCCGGGCCGTGCGCGTCGCCCTGAACCCCCTGGACAGCGGGGAGCTGCCGTTCGACATGGCGCACTTCGAGAAGATCGACGGGCAGCCCTGGGGCGTCGGCATCCCGTTCATCATCCGCAACCCGCAGCGCACGGTGCGCGCGGCGTGGCGCATGGTCATGGAGAACGCCGCCCAGAACGTCGGCGGACAGGTCGTCGTGAACAAGGACCTGGTCATCCCGGCCAACGGAAGCTGGGAGATGACCGGGCGCAAGGTCTGGTACATCCAGAGCCAGCGCGGCAAGACGTCGGCCGCGCCGATGCGGGTCGAGGACGCCTTCGGGTTCTTCAATCCGGAGAGCCGGATCGACCACCTCCTCAAGATCATCGAGTTCGCGCTGAAGTTCGCGGAGGACGAGACCAGCATGCCCGCGCTCCTGGAGGGCCGGCAGGGCAACGCCTCCCAGACCATGGGCGGCATGCAACTGCTGGACAACCGGGCGAACGAGGTGCTGATGCGCCTCGTGCGGCAGAACGACGACGAGCTCATCAAGCCGCACCTGACCCGGTACGTCGACTGGAACATGCAGTACAGCGAGAACGAGGAGATCAAGGGCGACCTGCAGATCATCCCGCTGTCGGCCAGCGCCATGCGCGCCAAGACCATCGAATCCGAGTCTCTGTCGATGATCGGGCAGTACGTCCTGCACCCGGCCCTGGCGCGCTTCCACAAGCGCGGCGGGTACGACTGGCTGCGGCGCGTGTACCAGCTCATGCGCATCGACCCGGAGTCCGTCCTGGAGGCGCCCGAGCAGGTCGACAAGCTCATCGCCGACGCAGCGCAGCAGGAGGCGCCGCCGGATCCGCGCATCGAGGCCGCCAAGATCAGCGCCGAGGCCAAGGCCAAGTCCGACGAGGCGCGCGCGGAGATCGAGCGGATGCGCGCTGAGCTCACCAAGAACGTCGAGACCCTGCGCTTCCAGGCCGAGATGACCAAGCTGTCCGAGAAGCTGGCCGCCGACCTGCGCATCACCACGGAGCAGGCGAAGGCCCGCATCATGGAGGTCATGGCGCGCATCGGCTCTTCGGAGCGCTTGTTCCAAGCCGAGGCGGCGCTGAAGCTGTCGCCCAACAACCCATCGAAACAAGGAATCTGACATGGCCCGCCCTGGATTCAGCAAGCTCAACCCGCTGGGATACGCCCAGATCACCGGCATCTCGTCCGCAGTGCTCGTGCCCAACGTCCCCGCCGGCACGGTCGCGTTCTCCCTTCAGGCCAACGGCGCGAGCATCCGCTGGCGCGCGGACGGCACCAACCCGACGGCCACTGTCGGCATGCTCGTCCACAACAACATGGCGGCGGAGTTCTATCGGTTCGCCCCGACCCAGTTGCGGGTCATCGAGACCACGCCGACCGGCAACGTCAACATCACGTTCTACGGCGAGTGAAGAAAAAGTCGCGTCGTGAGTGAACGCTTACTTGTAAAAGTTGTCCAATGAATGTGCGGCATTTGCAGCGAGGCGACTTCGAGTCGCCTGCGTGGCGCAGGCTGGCACGGTTCCTGCAGGAACGGGTCGAGGAGCACCGCGACCGGCTGGAGGAGCCGTCCCTGACCGACGCTGATACGCAGGCGGTGCGGGGTCAGATCGCCGAGTGTCGCTACCTCCTCGCGCTCCCAGAGATCCTGGCGGCGCAAACACAGTCGCCGGCCCAGCCCGCCGACCTCCCGGAGTGAAGATGGAAGACGAAGTTCAGGCCGAAGACAACGGCCAGCAGTTGTGGGACGAGGTAGCAGCAGAGGACAACGGCGAGGCGCCGGTAACGCCGCCAGAGCAGCCGAAGGTCGAAGCGAAGCCCGCCCCGGTGGAGGACAAGCCCGATCCCGTGGCCGCCCTCCAGAAGCAGGTCGAGGAACTGAGCGGTCTTGTCAAGTCCTCGGTCGGGCGCATCGGTGCCCTGCAGTCTGAACTTGCGAAGCGAGACGCCGCGCCAGCGCCGTCACACACGCAAGTCGCAGCCGCTGCCAAGAGCACCGCCAAGTGGTCGCAACTCAAGACAGACTTTCCCGATTGGGCGGAAGCGGTCGAGGAGTTCGTTTCGGCGAACGCCGTCCAGCCGGTAAAGCCTGAGGACCTGATCGCGCAAGCGAAAGAGTCCGTGTCGAGCGTTGCAACCGACGTGCACGTGCGCACCGCCAAGCAACTGGCGGCGTTCGCGGAACCCGACTGGGAAGAAGTGGCAGGTTCGGACGGCTTCAACACCTGGCTTCAGAAGCAGCCCGCCGAGTACGTCGCGCGCGCGGCGGAGGCTAGCGAGAAGTGGGACGCCCTCAAGGTCGTCTCGGTGATTCGCGACTTCAAGAAAGCGACAGCAACACCCCCAACTCCCCCCAAGGCGCGGGGTTCCGCAAACGGCGGCCAGTCCAGACTGGCGAGCGCAGCGGTTCCGTCCGGGTCGGCAGCGACCAGAAAGTCCGTAGACGACCTCGATGGCGTGGACTACTGGAAGCAACTTGCGCAGGAAGAGCGGCAGCAGGCCGCTTAATGCGCGGAGAGAATCATGACGATCCAGAATTACAGCACCGTTCCGTCACGGAACCTCATTCGCGCAGCGCGCGAGATGCTGAAGCACGCGGAGCCCATCCAGGTGATGACCCCGTTTGCGAAGCAGGAGCCCCAGCCCAAGAACTCGACGGACACCGTCGTGTTCCGGCGCGTGCTCCCGATCGACGCTGCAGCCAACGGCGCCCCGCGCGTCACCGCCTCGTCCTACATCCTGGCCGAGGGCACGACCCCGACCGCCCGCACGATCCAGTACCAGGACGTGACGGCCACCCTCCAGAACTACGGCATCCTGCTGCGCCTGTCGAGCAAGACCGAAGCCCTGTACGAGGATGACGTCCCGGGCGACATGGTCCAGGTCGTCGGCGAGCACATGGCGTCGCTGGAAGAGATGATTGCGTACGGCGTGGTTCGCGCCGGCACCAACGTCCTGTTCTCCAACGGCACGGCCCGCACCGACATCAACACCCCCCTGAGCCGCAACGTCGTCAACCGTTCCGTGCGCGCGCTCCAGTCGGCGCATGCCTGGCGCGTGACGAGCCGCCTGTCGGCGTCGCCCGACTTCGGCACGTCGGCTGTTCCCGAGTCGTTCATCGCGTTCATCCACACGGACGCCGAGCACGACGTGTCGAACATCCCCGGCTTCGTCGGGGTCGAGGAGTACGGCCAGTTCAAGCCGGTCAGCCCGCGCGAGTTCGGCAAGGTCGGCTTCGTGCGCTTCATCTCCAGCCCGTACTTCGTCGCCTTCGCGGGCGCCGGATCGGCCACGATCAACGGCATGGTCTCGACGGCCGGTTCGCCGAACGTGGACGTCTACACCGCGATCGTGATGGGCAAGGAAGCGTTCGGCTGCGTGGCCGTCAAGGGCTACGGCGCGGTCAAGCCGGTGTACCTGCCGGCCAGCCAGCGGAACCATGCCAACCCGATGGGCCAGTTCGGCTACGTCGGCGCGGACTTCTGGAAGACCGCTGTCCGGCTGAACGAGAACTGGCTGGTCCGTATCGAGCATGGCGTGACCGCACTGTAATGTGAGCCGGGGGCTTCGGCCCCCTGCTCTCCAACCCGGAGAACACCATGCCGTACAACGTCCTCGAAAACCACGCGCCGCATCCGGCCACGCTGCGCGCACAGGTCACGCTCGAAAACGACCTCCTGCGCGCCGAGCTGGACGACATCCGCACGAAGTTTGGCACGCTGCTCGCCAAGCTCGATGCGGACGCCGGCGTCACCGACACCAACTACGCGTCAACGCAGGCCCTGGCCGCGCGGCGCTGGACCGCCAACTGAGACTGGAGAACACCATGGGTATGAATCTGATCGAACAAGGCGGTGGCAGCATTGCGCTCTCGCTGCCGGTGCTGGCACAAGGCACCAACGCTGGCACGTTCCAGCACACGGCCACGCTGAACTTCTCCGTGGACGGCGTCATCTTCACGAAGGGCGCGACCAACAACGTGGCGCTGAACCAGGGCGCCCCGGTTGCGCACCTGACGCAGGCCGCCGGCACGCAGTGCCTGTACGCCATCGACATCGACTCTGCGGGCAGCTACTACGTGACGCAGGGCAAGATCGAGACGACCGCGAACATCAACGCCGGCGCGGTCAAGCTGCAGCTTCCGGAGCAGAACATCGCCACGCGCTGCCGCTTCGGCATCATCCGCATCGTGAACGCCACCAACCCGTTCATCTCGGGCACGACCGCCCTGAACGCGACCGGCGTCACCGCCACGTACTTCAACGTGTTGATGCAGCCCGTCAACCTCGCCCTGTTCTCGTAATCGGGTGAGCCGCACGGGGGCGCGCGCTGCTTCGGCCGGCGGCGCCCCCTTTTTCTTCCATCAGGAACCTTGTATGAGCAAAGCAAAGAACGCCGGCGTCATGCCGTCGACAATCACGGACGGCGACAAGGACGACATCGTCGCCGAGCTCGATCTCGCGGAGGCCATGAACGGCGGCGTCATCGAGCCCGTGGGCAACGCAGACGACAAGCGCCTGAACGAGCTTGCGAACAACACCAAGTTCCTGATGCAGGAACTGGACGTGACGTTCTCCGAGCCGCGCGACGAGAGCGACTTCCTGTCCGCGCGCTGTGGCGTGAACGGCGTGTACTACGAGTACCCGCGCAACAACGCCCCCTGCAAGGTGCCGCGCTTCGTGGTCGAGGTCCTGGCGCGCTCGCGCGTCCAGCGCATCAAGACCGTCGAGGCCCGCAGCCCCGATGGCGCGCGCATGTACCAGCCGGTCGTGACCGAGTCGGTGACGTACCCGTTCGCGGTGACGCACGACCCCGCCGGCAGTCAAGGTCGGGCGTGGCTGCAGCGCGTCCTGAGCGAGCGCCTGACCTAGTCTTGCGTCGCGCGGGGTCCAACAGATGAAGGCACCGCATGAACTTTCTCGAACTAGTCTCCGCAGCCTACGAGGAGTGCGGGGTCAGCGGCTCGCCGCCGACAGACGTCACCTCCGCCACGGGAGAAGCTAGGCGGATCGTCCGCTGGACGCAGGAGTCGTGGCGTCAGGTCCAACTGCAGCACCTGAACTGGAAGTGGATGCTGGGAACGGCCACGCTCCCGACGGTGGCCTCCACGCAGCGCTACGCCGTGGCGGCCACGACCGCTGTGCGGTGGCGGGTCTGGGTGCCGTACAGCGCCCGCATCTTCAAGACCTCCGTCACCGATGAGACCCCGCTGACGTTCGTCGCGTACGAGCGCTTCCTGCAGGAGTCGATCATCGGGAACAGCGCCACCGGCCGGCCGTCGCGCTACACCATCGGCGTCAACGGCGAGCTCATCTTCAGCCCGACCCCGGACGGCGTCTACACGGTCACGCTCGACTATCGCAAGGGCATCCAGACCCTCACGCTCAACGCCGACATCCCCGAGATGCCGGAGACGTTCCACTACGCCATCGTCTACCGGACGATGATGAAGTACGCCCGCTTCGAGTCGGCGCCCGAGATCTTCGCGGACGCGCAGGAAGACTACAACGCCGAGATGCAGCGCCTGGGCGTGGAGCAGTTGGAAGAGGTCGAGTGGCACACGGAGAGCCTCGCGTGAACATGCGCTTCTCTCCGGTGAGTACCGAGTTCTTTCCGCTGCGCGGCGGGCTCGACCTCGTCTCGCAGCCGATCGCACTGGACCCGGGCGCCCTGATCGCGTCCCTCAACTACGAGGCCAGCTACCGGGGCGGGTACGAGCGCGTGACGGGCTACGAGCGGTTCGACGGGCGGCCGAAGCCGAGCGACGCGCGCTTCACCGCGATCACCCTGGCCGCTCCCCTGGACGGCTCCGTCGTCGTGGGCGACACCATCAACGGCCAGACCAGCGGCGCCACAGGCGTCGTGTCCTACATCAGCACCGACCGGCTCGTGTTCTGCGTGACCAAGCAGGTTTCGACGTTCACGGCAGGCGAGAACATCCGCAAGGTTCTGGTGGTGGTTGGCGTCTACACCGTCGGCGCCAACCCGCAGCTCGATATCAACCTGCAATTCAAGCTGGCGGCGGCACAGTACCGGGCGGACATCGCGGCCGTGCCGGGCGCCGGGCCGGTGCGCGGCGTGTGGCGCTACAAGAACACCGTGTACGCGTTCCGCAACAACGTCGGGAACACGGCGTGCGCCATGTGGAAGTCGAGCGGGACTGGCTGGCAGGCCGTCACCCTGCCGGAGTACGTCACGTTCACGGCCGGTGCCGGCAACGTGGCCGAGGGCCAGACGCTCACGCAGGGCGGGGTCACCGCCACCATTCGCCGCGTGTGCGTGCGCACGGGCAGCCTGGGTGGGAGCAACGGGGTCGGCATTGCCGTGATCTCGAACCGGTCCGGTGGCAACTTCGCCGCCGGCGCGGCGACCACGAGCGGCGGCGGCACCATGACACTGTCGGGCGCGCAGACGCAGTACGCGCTCCAGCCCGGCGGCCGGTTCGAGTTCGTGAACAACAACTTCTCCGGCAACGTCAACAACTACCGCATGTACGGGTGCGACGGCGTCAACCCGGCGTTCGAGTTCGACGGCACGTGGTTCGTGCCGATCTTCACCGGGATGCCGACGGACGCGCCGAAGTTCATCACGGCGCACCGGCAGCACCTGTTCCTGGCGTTCGGCGCCAGCCTGCAGCACAGCGGCACCGGCGACCAGTTCAGTTGGTCGCCAGTGTTCGGCGCGGCGGAGCTGGCCCTGGGGGACACGGTCTCGGGCATGCAGGTCGTGACCGGCAAGGACGGCACGGCCGCGCTCATGGTGTTCACGCGCAACAGCACCTTGACCCTGTACGGGACCAGTATCTCGAACTGGCAGCTCATCACCAGCAGCCGCGACACTGGCGCGATCCCGTACACCGTCCAATCCATCTTCGCGACGATGTACCTGGACGACATCGGCATCACCACGACGAACGTCAGCCAGAGCTTCGGCAACTTCGAGGCATCGTCGCTCAGTGACCGGGTCCGGCCGCTGCTCGTGCAGCAGGCGCAGCGGGCGGTCGCCAGTGTCGTGGTGCGCAACAAGAACCAATACCGCCTGTTCTTCGACGACACGACGGGCATGACGGTCAGCTTCATCGAAGGCAAGTTGGCCGGCATCACCCCGTTCCGCCTCCTGCACGCAGTCACGTGCATCAGCGAGTCGGAGGAGGAGAACGTCAGCATCTACTTCGGCAGCAGTGACGGCTTCGTCTACCAGCTTGACAGGGGGCGCAGCTTTGATGGCGCGCCGATCGACTGCTTCATGCAGCTCGCGTTCTCTCACAGCAAGTCCCCGCGCACGCGCAAGCGTTACCGCGGCGCAGTCATCGAGCTGTCCGGCGAGTCCTCGGGCGACCTGGACGTGCAAGGACAGTTCAGCTACGGCGTCAGCGGCACCAACCCCACCAACCTCCTGGACCTGATCTACGGGGCCGGCGGCAGCATCTGGGGCCTGAGCTCCTGGGGCACGGCGACCTGGGGCGCGGTCGGCACATTCAGCATCCCGCTCGACGTGGTGGGCACGGGGTTCAACCTGTCCATGCGCTTCAGCAGCAACTCCGACCAGGAGCTGGCGCACACGATCACCGGGGTCATTCTGCAGTACATGGTCGGCCGCAACGAGCGCGGCTGAGGAGAGCACATGGCACGCGACGGCTCAGGCAACTATTCACTTCCCG